ATCAAGTAGAGGGAGTATACGACGCTCTAAGACATAATAGAAAGTTGTTGATATCCCCAACTGCTTCGGGTAAATCGTTGATGATATACTCGATTGTTCGATATTTTGTTGAGAAAGGGAAAAATACTCTGATAATCGTTCCGACGACCTCGTTAGTAGAACAGATGTATAAAGATTTTGCAGACTATGGTTGGGACGTAGGTTCATTTTGCCACAAGATATACGCAGGAAAAGAAAGAGAGACAGACTCTCAAGTCATTATTACTACTTGGCAATCAATCTACAAACTTCCCCGAAAATATTTTGAGAGATTCTCTGTTGTGGTTGGGGACGAAGCTCACCAGTTTAAATCAAAATCACTAGTATCTATAATGACAAAACTTGCTGATGCCAAATATCGTTATGGTTTCACAGGAACTCTTGATGGATCACAAACACATAAGTGGGTTTTAGAGGGTTTATTTGGTCCTTCTTACAAGATTATTAAGACCGAAGAGTTAATGAATAAGGGACATGTAGCAACTTTGGACATCAATGTGTTGCTATTGAAACACTCACCGAATAAATTTGAAACATTTGAAGATGAAATACAGTATATAATCGGTCATAATCGAAGAAATAACTTTATCAAAAATCTTGCCTTAGACTTAAATGGCAATACCCTGATATTATACAGTCGTGTTGAGGCACACGGTCAACCATTATTTGATCTGATAAATACAAGTAAGACTGGTAATCGTCAAGTCTTCTTTGTTCATGGTGGTGTTGAAACTGAGGATAGAGAGAATATTCGGGCAATTACCGAACGTGAAAACAATGCTATAATAGTTGCATCATATGGAACTTTCTCCACAGGAATTAATATTAAAAACTTACACAACGTTATATTTGCTAGTCCTTCTAAATCAAGAATTCGGAATCTTCAGTCTATTGGAAGAGTCTTAAGAAAGGGTGATCGTAAACTTAAAGCAACATTGTATGACATTGCTGACGATATAAGTTATAATAAGAGAAAGAACTACACACTTAATCATTTGATTGAAAGAATTAAAATCTACAATCAAGAAAATTTTAATTATGATATTGTAAACATACCTTTAAAAAACTGATGGGAGAAGAATTCGTAGCTGTAATTAAATTGGTTTCTGGAGAAGAAATCCTCGCATCGGTTTGCGTTGACGAAACTGGTGAAGAACCAATTATTATTGCTCACACTCCTGTTACTATGAAAATGATTAGTAATGGGATGTATGTGAAGATCAAACCTTGGATGGAGTTGGCTGATGATGATATGTTTGTGTTCAGAACAGATAAAATTATTACAATGAGTGAAGTTAAAGATCAAAAAGTAATTAAATTATATGAAAGATATGTTGAAGAATCTAATGAAGAAGATGATATGACTAAACTTTTACCTTCTAGTGGTGAAGTAAAACCTGATGAAAAAATGGGATATATCTCTAGTGTTGAAGAGGCTCGTAAGAGTCTTGAAGAAGTTTGGAAGAAACCCTTTAAGAATAATAAAGAAGGCTAGTTTTGTCCCTTGAACCCTTACAGAGTTATTGTACACATATTTGAATGACTTGTCAAGTACTGAAAGTATGTTATAATAGAATACAGATAGACGGAGACATTTAATGCCTAGAAAGAAGTCTGAACATTATGTTAATAACAAACAACTCTTAGAGGCATTAATAGTGTATCGAGAGAAGGTTGCTAATGCGAAAGAGAATGATTTACCAAAACCAAGAATTACAAACTATCTTGGAGAATGCTTTTTAAAGATTGCCACACACTTATCATATAAACCAAACTTTGTAAACTATATGTTCCGTGATGATATGATATCTGACGGAATTGAGAACTGTGTACAGTATATTCATAACTTTGATCCAGAGAAGTCAAGGAATCCATTTGCATACTTTACTCAGATTATTCATTACGCATTTCTAAGAAGGATACAAAAAGAGAAAAAACAATTGGATATTAAAACAAAGATTATAGAAAGAAGTGGATTTGATGAAGTGATGACTGTAGATGATAGTTCACTTGCTGGTAATAGTTCTGATTATAATACAATCAAAGATAATATCGTATACAAGTCAAGCAATAGATGAAGATTGCAATTATTACCGATACTCATTACGGTGCTAGAAAGGGTTCTAAGCATCTCCATGAATATTTTGAAAAATTCTATAAAGATATATTCTTTCCTGAGTTAGAAAAGAATAATATTGATACTATCATTCATATGGGTGATATATTCGATAGTCGTAAATCAATTGACTACTACAGTTTAGAGTGGTCGAAGAGAGTGATATTTGAACCGATGAAGAAGTATAAGGTTCACGCAATCACAGGAAATCATGATTGTTATTATAAGAATACAAATGAAATTAACTCACCTGAGTTATTATTAAAGGATTATCCTAATATCATAACCTACTCAAGTGCAGAGGAGATTGTATTAGATGGATTGCAGATACTTCTCTTACCTTGGATTAATGTAGAAAATTATGATGAGAGTAAAAAAATGATTGATGAGTCCACCAGTAAAGTGGCAATGGGTCATTTAGAGATTAATGGATTCAAAGCAACTCGTGGTCATATGATGGAAACTGGTATGGATACTACTGTCTTTGATAAGTTTGATGCAGTATATTCGGGTCATTTTCATACTAGATCTACAAATGGAAAGATACATTATCTTGGTAATCCATATGAAATGTTTTGGAATGATGTGAATGATACCAGAGGTTTTCACTTTTTTGATACAGAAACTTGTATTCATACTCCAGTAAATAATCCATATCAGTTATTTCATAATGTTTATTATGAAGATACTCCATATCAATTGTTTGATGCAACTCTATACAAGAGTAAGATAGTTAAAGTTATTGTTCGTAAGAAATCAAATCCAAAAGAGTTTGAAAGATTTGTTGACAAGTTGTATAGTGCAGGTGTTGAAGACCTTAAGATCATTGAAAACTTTGATATACAGGTTGGAGATGAGTTTGATATTGATGAAGATGAGAATACACTTTCAATTTTAAATAGATATATTGATGACAGTGACTTTGAATACGACAAAAATATTATCAAAAACATTTTTAAGGATCTCTATAGACAAGCTTGCGAGGTAGAGTAGTGTATCTACTTACATTAAAAACTAGAAAAGAAGACGGTGCTTATGCTGTACAGGATAGACATGGAGATAAAGTGTTATTTCTTTTTGAAGAAGAGGACGATGCTGAAAGATATGCTATGATGTTAGAAGATGATGAGCAATATCAAAAACAAATGTCTGTCATAGAAGTTGACGATGAGCTTGCCATAAAGACCTGTAGGATGTATAATTATAAGTATACTGTGATTACACCCGACGATTTCGTAATACCCCCTAAGAATGATAACCTTTCAAAAGATTAGATGGAAGAATTTCCTGTCAACAGGAGACCATTGGAGTGAAATAGATTTTCAAGGAAATACTACCAACCTAGTTGTAGGAACAAATGGTTCTGGAAAGTCTACAATGTTGGATGCCTTAACTTTTAGTTTGTTTAATAAACCATTTCGTAAAGTCAATAAATCTCAACTCATCAATGCCACGAATGAAAAAGATTGTGTTGTTGAGGTAGAGTTTAATGTTAATAATAAAAATTACCTTGTAAGAAGATCTATCAAACCAAATAAGTTTGATATTGAGGTTGATGGTAACTTAATGCACAAGGAATCTGACGATAGAATAAATCAAAAGATACTAGAAGAAAATATATTAAAGGTAAACTATAAGTCATTTACTCAGATTGTTATACTGGGTAGCAGTAGTTTTGTTCCTTTCATGCAATTATCCACAAGTAATCGTAGAGATGTGATTGAGGATCTCTTAGATATTCGTATTTTTTCTGCAATGAATACCTTAATCAAAGAAAAGATTCGTACTGAAAAGGAAAAAATAAGATCATTAGATCTAAAAAGGGACAATATTAAGGATAAAATATGCATGCAAGAGAACTTTATTAAGGAGTTGGAGGAGCAAGGAAAAGATAATATTACAGAAAACCAAAAGAAAAGAGATTCTTTAGGTGATGAGATATGTGTTCTTATAATGAAGACTGAAGGTTTAGAAGATGATGTATATGGACTAACTGAAAAGCAAAAAGAGGTAACTGGTGCAGGAGAAAAGTTACTGAAACTTAACACATTCAAGGGTAAACTATCCAATAAAGTAGCAACTCTTACCAAAGA